ACTGGTTGTTTGAGCGCTGTATTCCAGTGCCTTTCAGCGGCTGCTGGATCTGGGAAGGCGCGTTAATCAAACAGGGATATGCATCATGGGGCAGGATGCGTGGCGGCAAGCAGAATGGCCGCACCTATCTTGGTCATCGTACGGCTTACGAACTAGTCAAAGGTCCAATTCCAGCGGGAATGCATGTTGACCATCTTTGCGGCGTCAAATGCTGCATTAACCCAGACCATCTGGAGGCGGTTCCACCCAGGACGAATTTACGTCGGGCGCTTAGGCCAGACAGCGCGTGGGTTGATGCCATAACCCACTGCCCGCAAGGCCATGAATACACAGCCGAGAATATCTATCAGCACCCGAAGGGGTATATCGTCTGTTGCCAGTGTCATGCGCTGGCTAATCGGAAATATCGGGCAAAGCAGAGGACATGATGCGATCGGGAATATTGATGCAGGGGAAAGAATTTAGGGGCGAGATCATTGTCCCGTTGCCGATGGAGCCGGTGCCTCGTGCCAACATGGTAGCGGCTGTGTCTCATGCGTGGTCGCTGTTGATGAGTCAGCTTGAGGGGGTTGTGGAGGCTGAGCGGCGGCGCGTTGAGGATGCCGAGCGGCTGTCGCATGCGAGGGCGGTCAGGGCGTCGCGGCCGAAGCGCGGGCGGCCCCCGAAGCGCGAGCAGGTCAACGGCGGCGCGGAGCCCGAGCCTGAGGCGGTGGTAGCGAATGTCTGAGACGACGACTGCGCCAGCACCAGCGGCTGAGGCGCCAGCGGCGCCGTTGCCGGAAGGTGTTCGGCCGCCTGCTGCCCTGACCGACAGCCCGCTGTCGGCGAGCGAGGCGGCGCGCCGCCTGGCGCAGCACAAGCAGGAGCTGCGCGGGCAGCCGCAAGTCCAAGCGCCGCCAGCGGCGCAGCAGCAGCCGCGCAGTGGCCCGGCGGCGGCCGATCAGATGGCGGAAGCGCTGGGGCTGCGGCCCGAGCACATGGAGCAGCAACAGCCTGGTGAGCAGCCGCCATCGGAGCATCTGCCGGGCTTTGAGATGGACGGTCGGCGGTATACGCCGCAGGAGCTGCGCGCTGCGATCGGGCAGGCGACGGACTACACGAGGAAGACGCAGGCCTTGGCTGAGCAGCAGCGGGCGTTGCAGGCGCAGCAGGAGGCGTTGGCGTCTGTGGTGCCGTATCTGCAGCCGGAGCTGGAGAGGCTGCAGCAGCAGATCAACGGCGCGCCGATGCCGCCACAGGAGCTGGCAGCGACGGACCCTGCCGCGTATCTGCGCCAGCTGGCAGCTTACCAGCACGCGCAGGCCGAGCAGCAGCGGCTGGGGCAGCTGCAGGCGATGAACGCGCAGGCGATGAACGCGGCGATGCAGCGGCAGGTGGAGCAGTCGAACCAGATCCTGGCGCAGAAGCTTCCCGGCTGGGGCAACCCGGAGACGCGCGGCAAATGGCAGAGCGAGATCGTGGAGTGGGCGACCAATCCTGAGGTGGGATACACGCGGGATGAGCTGCGCGGCCTGGTGGATTCAAGGCACCTGCTGACGATGATGAAAGCGTATCAGTGGGACAAGATGCTGGCGGGTGCCAAGACAGTGGCGCCGGTTCCCAGGATACAGACCGCGCCGGTGCGTGGCCTGCCGCCGCCGCCTGCCGCAGCCGCGTCGGTCGCGAACGCGCAGGCCGCCTTTGACGCGAGGCCGAGTATTCGCAACGCCGCTGCGGTGCTGACGGCCCGGCGGCCGCTGAACGGAGGGAGCCGGTAATGGCGCAGCAGCCGCATCATCGCAACACGCGCGAGACAGCAACCCCGCGCGCCGTGTTCGAGTATCTGATCGTCCCGCTGGTGGTGCAGCCGTATGAGGCGAGCTTCGCGCAGGCCACCACCAAGCTGAACGGCTACGCGGCCGATGGCTGGAGGCTGACCGCCTATAACAGCGGCGTTGCCGTCCTCGAGCGCGAGGCACCCCTTGCGCAAGCCAGGCGAGAGGCTTAACAATTGTATTGACGCGGGCTGGAGTGCTTGCACCAACCTCGCCCGCGCCCCGTGCCGTCGCAACCGTGACCAAGCGGATCTGGCCATGAGCGGGAGTGCTCGCACCAACCCGTAAGTGACCTGAGGCGTCAGCAGTCACTCCATTGCGAACCAAAATCTAGTGGTTCAACCGCGCGCCCCGCGCCTTGAGTTGGGTTGGTGCGCGCATGCAATGGAGTATTGCCGTGGCTGTTCCCCCGATGTCATCTGCGCCCGCCAGCACGTATTTAGAAACTGCGGCCGTTGGCGTGCATGAGGATCTGCAAGACCTGATCTACAGAATTGATCCGGACGAGACTCCTTTTGTCTCCGCTTGCACCAGATCGCCAGCGAAACAGGTCCTCAGCGAATGGGTGACCCAGGAGATGAATCCGGCGGCTGACAACGCTCAGCCGGAGGGATTTACTGCGGTTATGCAGGCGGTATTGAAGCCGGTGAGGCTGAATAATGTCTGTCAGTTGCTTGCAAGGACAGTGGGTGTTTCTAATACACTGAGGGTTGTCGATGTTGTCGGGGGCGAGGACGAGTATAATCGCCAGATTGTATTGCGAGGCATGGAAGTAAAACGTGACCTCGAGCTGATCACCACCTCCCCGCTGGTAAGGACCATCACCGACCCAAGGCACATGTCTGGCCTGCCCTGTTACTGCAACCTGGGCAAGCGCGGGGCTGGTGCGGGCGTGATGCCGATCGGTGATGGCTCCAACGCGGGGACGGTCGGCACTGCGTGGGATCTGGACTTGAATAGCGTACAGGTCGCGATGCAGGCGTGCTGGAATGCGGGCGGCAAGCCCAATCTTGGGATCATGTCGGGCAGCATCAAGCTCTATTTCGCGACCTTGAGCCAGGGTGGCACCAACAACGCGATTGTGGCGCAGAACATCGTCAGCGTCAGCCCACGGGAGGAGTTGACGATCCAGGGCGCGGTCGACGTGTTCAGGACGGACTTCGGGAATCTGCAGCTGACGCCTGACAGGTTTACGCCAGCCCACCAGATCCTGCTGGTCGACACCGACTATATCGAGCTGGCGCCGTTGCCCGAGCGCGACATGGTCGAGCAGTCGTACGCGCAGACCGGCGACAACTCCCAGGGCGGCGTGATCTGGGAAGGCACGCTCAGGCCCACCGCGCCGAAAGCGCATGCGTGGATAGCCGACCTCAATCAGTGACGTAATCGCAATGACTATTGATTGCCAGGCGGGTTGTGTGTACAGCGAAGGGATGAGCAAGAAAGCGATCCCCTGGCAATCTCGTATTATCCCTGAGCCGAACTCCGGCTGTTGGCTGTGGGAAGGAGCAGTCAATGACGGATACCCGGAGGCATTAGTCGGTGGCCGAAGGATCAAGGTCCATAGGGCCGCATGGGAGCAGGCGTATGGTCCCATCCCTGAAGATTTGAGAGTCACTCAAAGCTGCGGCGTTGCCCTATGTTGCAATCCAGCTCATTTGGTCCTTGTGCCACCGGGACTTTCGCCGACTTCCTGGCAGGATCGATTGGTGAAGCAGGCTGATGGTTGCTGGATATTCACTGGATCGCTGGATAGCGATAGATATGGTCAAATCCGGCGTAGCGGTATATCCGTCAGAGTTCACCGGTTGGCATGGGAAGAGGCTAACGGACCAATTCCTGAAGGAATGAGCGTCTGTCACACCTGTGACGTTCCAGCATGCTGCAATCCCGCGCATCTCTTTCTCGGGTCACAGCAGGACAACGTTACCGACATGGTGAATAAAGGTCGCTTCAAAGGGCGGGCGTCCTTAAATGCTCTTAAAACGCATTGCCCGAATGGGCATGAATATACGCCAGAGAATACCCTGACCTATCGAGGCATGCGCACCTGCCGACAGTGCAATAAGGAGCGATCCTTAGCGCGCTACTATGCCCACAAGGTGAAACCTTAATGCCTGAACTCTATCGCGTCTGGGATAAGGCCAGTCGGTCGCTGACCCGCGTCACGACCGACAGCGAGACCGGCCTGCCGCTGATCGTGTGTCAGCACGACCCGTCGATCCTCATCGAGGTCAACAAGCGGCAGGCGGCTCAATTCGATCGCACGGTGCGGCGCGACGTCACCCACGTCGCCCGCATCCCCGCCAAAGTCATGGCGCGGCTCAGACGCACCGGCGTGGCCAACGATCCGAAGGCCTTCGCCGCATGGCTCAACGAACGTGACAACCGGGTCTTCAGAGTGGACGACGGAAGGAAATTGTAATGGCATCGCCAACCACCGACACACCGACCACCCTCGCCACCATGGCGCCGTCGCCCACCGCAGCCGGTGTGCAGCAGACGCCCGACACCAAAGGTGCGGCGCCCGTGCTGTTTACCGACATCGACAAGGTGCTGCTGATGCGCCTCTACCCCGCGAGCGACGACGCACAGGCCGACGCACTCGCGGCCGGGCAGGCGAACTATGACGCCAAGGTCGTGGCCGCGCAGCAGGAGCCGATCACCCCGATGGAGCCCGCACCAGGTGGTGTGTCCACAACGGGTCCCTAAGTGCCGAACAGTTATCAGCGGCTGCAGGACGACGTGATGGCGTGGCTTAATCGTCGCGACATCGCGTCGCTCATCCCCGGCTGGGTGTCGATGGTCGAGACCGAAATCGCGGAAACCCTGCGCGCCCGCTGCATGGTGACGTTTGGCACCCAGAATATCGACGCGCCCTATATCACGATGCCCACCGATTTCGCCGCGATGGAGTCGATCAGAGACAATACATCAGGCGAGCTGCTGGAGCTGAAGGACGAGTGGTCCGGGTCGTGGTACAGTAGCTACAGCGGCACCGCGCAGCTCAATCCGTCCGCGCCAGCCGTTGCGTATCGGCTGCTGCAGGACTGCATCGAGTTTCTGCCGCATCCAGCCATCCCGGACCCGCCAGACCCCTCCTGGAAGCCGCAGCAGATCCTGATGGGCTACTACGCCAAGCCCGCGCCGCTGGTGAACCCGCAGGACACCAATCCAGTGCTGGACCAGCTGTACGGCGTCTATCTGTTCGGCACCTGCAAGTACGGCGCGATCTTCGAGCTGGATGACGACCGCGCGGCGCAGCTCGATGCGCAATACGCCAAGGTCGTGACGCAGGCCAATCTGTGGAAGCAACAATCGGACTACAGCGGCGCGCCATACCGCGCTGAGCTGCAGTGCGTGTTCTAGATGCCCGGTAGCGCCTCCTCCTATCTAGAGCAGCGCGTGCTGGGCCATACGCTGGGCTACCAGGCGTTTACCATGCCAGTCGTCATCTGGTGCGGGCTGACCACGACGGCGCCCACAGCCATCGCTGCAGGCCAGGAAGTGGTGGGCGGCGCCTACGGCCGTCAGTCAGGCACGTTCGCCCTGTCGTCCGGCGCTAGCTCGCCCGCGATCGCGTCCAATAGCGCCACCATCCAGTTCCCCGCCGCGACCGCAAGCTGGGGCACCATCGGCTGGTTCGAGCTGTGGGACGCGGCAAACAGCGGCAATCGTCTCTACTGGGGCGTGCTCGTGGATCCCGCCGACGGCATCACACCAATCACCAGGACGATCCTCAGCGGCGACATCCTGCGGTTCCAAGCCGGGGTGCTGCAAGTGCAGGCGCTCTAAATGCCCGCGCCGCGCTATTTCGGCGTCGGGCCGTATGGCGTCGGCTACTACAGCGCCTATCGCGGCGAGGTCTACGACGCGGCCGGACGCACAGGCCTGGTCTTCGGCGCGCAAGCCGCCGCCACCATGACCATCAACCCTGAGGCAGTGAGTGGTATCGTGTTCAGCGCCTGGACCGCCTACGCGGCGTACAGCTGGGTGGTGCCACCATCCTACGAGCTGGGCGTCTGGACGCCCGCCGTGCCCTGCGAGCCCGGCGTGTGGGCACTGCCACCAGGCTGCGCGCAAGGCTCCTGGCAAACACCGAGATTCCCATGAGCGGCACTGATTACACCAAGACGCCGAACCTGGGCTTATACAAGCCCATCACCAATGCCGACCCGGACCAGTGGGGCAACCACCTCAATGCCAATGCGGACACACTAGACACCAAGTTTGGCATCGGTGGCGCGAACGGACCCTTCGTGCCGATCGCAGGCGCCACCATGCAGGGAAGCCTCACCCTGTCAGGGCCGCCGACCACGACACTGATGGCAACGACCAAGGCCTACGTGGACAGCACCGTGGTGCAGCCCGCCACCGTGGCACCTGGCATGGACGGCACAGCCACCGTCGGCACGTCACTCCTCTACGCCCGCCAGGACCACCTGCACCCGACCGACAGCAGCCGCGCTCCCGTCGCCTCGCCAGTGCTGACAGGCAACCCGCAGTCGGTTACGCCGGTCACCACGGACAGCAGCACCAGCATTGCAACCACAGCCTTCGTCAAAGCCGCGATTGCGTCGGGTGCGAGCATCGTTGTCTCTGACACGCCGCCGACGCCGCAGCCCAACATGCTCTGGTTCGACAGCGTCGGGTGCAATCTCTACCTGTACTACTCCGACCCTAACAGCTCCCAGTTTATCAATGTCACCAATGCTGGCGGCGGCAGTGTCGTGCAGGTGTCGGACACACCACCGTCTACGACAATTCAAGGGTCGCTTTGGTGGGATAGTACTGGCCTCCAGCTCTACTGCCTTTTCAACGACGGCACCTCTACCCAGTGGGTTCCTGCAACGAACCAGAGCGGATTGTTAGCTGAGGCGCCGACCGACAGTCAGCTCTATGCACGGCAGAACTCGGTATGGACGCCTGTCCCGAATACGACGGGAAACGTGGGACGGAATGTCGTTCTGAACTCGCGGATGGACGTGCAACAGAGAGGTCAGGGGCCTTGGACCACGAATAGCTCATACACTGCTGATCGGTGGCTGATGCCATTCCAGACCACTGGTGGCTCAATGGCGGTCGGTTTTGTCGCACTTGCGCCAGGTAGTGTCGGTGGCGATGAAAGCATTAAGAACTCGCTCTATATAACAACGGTCGTTGGTACGGGTGGTGCTGGCGATTATATGCTCCTTGAGCAAAACACAGAGGACGTGCGCCGCCTGTCTGGCAAGACGGTGACGCTGTCATTTTGGGCTTGGGTGTCGGCAGGTACTGCAACACGCATTGGCGTTGAATTATCCCAAGGTTTCGGCACTGGCGGTTCGCCATCACCTTCTATAACCGGCATTGGTTCGCAGTCGTTCCCGTTGACAACAACACCGACACGGTTCTCTGCAACGATTGTAATGCCTAGCGTTGCTGGTAAGACATTTGGAACGACAGCGGGCACTGATACGACTGTTGTATATTTTTGGCTCTCTGCTGGTAGCAACTTTGCTGCACGCGCTGGCAACATCGGTTTGCAAGCGGGAACATTCAATATAACCGGCGTCCAGCTTGAGGTAGCCGCGCCCGGTCAGACTGCACCCTCGCCGCTGGAGAAGATCGAGTATGGCGATGATCTGCGGCATTGCCAGCGGTTTTTCCAACAAATAGTAAACGGTTTGGTGTGTGGCTTTAACTCGACAGCAGGACAACTCTACTATAACACTTTTCCGTATCCAGTTAATATGCGAGCCGCGCCTACCGTTACCGTCGCAACGGGTGGGACTAACAACACCACTGCGGTGTCGTTTAATAGTGGCAACCCGTCGGTTGCTAACTTGCAATTTACTAACACAGCAGCGGGACTCGCCTGGGCGTTCTTTACAACTAGCGCATCGGCGGACCTCTGATCATGGCGTCTCTTGATAGTAGAAATCGTGCTTCTATGAACGCCATAGTCTGCGGCAATCTCCCAATGTCGTCGATGGTCAGCCAAGATCGCTTGCACTTGCTTGGGCGTAAGCTTGGTGTTTCCTCTCGGGTTTGCCACTATAGGGCCACCGACACCGGCAAAACTCCTGCCCTGCTTAATATATCCGATCATGGGACGGGTGACGCCGTAGTCCTTAGCAATCTCCCAATATCGGCGTGGGTCAGCGCGGATTGCTCTGGCATCATTGGCTGTCAACTTGTTCCAACCGTGGCTGCGTTTGTTGGCCATCTGTTCCTTGCGAGACGCCCATCGGCAATTCTTTGGCGAATAGCCCTTGGTGTTATTGATACGCTCAAGGGTCAAATTAGGCGCGGGACGTGTGCCCATATCAGCCAGGAAGTTAGCGAAACTGTGCCAGCGTCGGCATATCGTGATGCCACGTCCGCCGTAATTTTTATAGTTGATGTGGCTAGGCTTATAGCAGCGGGAATGCATCGAAGCCCAAACGAAATACTCAGGTCTCTGCGCCATGGTCGGATAATAGGGGAAGTCAACGCAGGAGGATATGGCCTTGTTTGACTTTCCAAATAGCCCCACCCTCAACCAGCAGGTAACGATGCCGGACGGCACGGTGCGGCAGTGGGATGGCACGAAGTGGAAGGCAGGCGGCGCGACCGCCACCGGGCCGTATCTGCAGCTCAGCGGCGGTGCCATGTCGGGCGCGATGACGGTCGTCGGCAATGCAGCGGCAGCACTACAGCCGGTGCCGCTGCAACAGCTCAGCAGCACGTTGGCGACCACCGCACCGGCACTGAACAACGTGGGGCGGTCGTATATACACAATGGGCTGATGACTATACAGCAGAGGGGGCAAGGACCGTGGACGACGAGTCTCGCCTATACGGTAGATCGTTGGGTGTTACAGTTCCTCAACGGCAGCATGTCGGTTGCGGTGGGCACTTTAACCGACGCCAACCGGGCGCAGATTGGTGATGAGGCGGCGACATTCTATCTCAGCAACACTTTTACAGGTGGTGCGGCGGCGGGAGATTACAGTTTCATTGTGCAGTTTATAGAGGATGTGAGACGTCTTGCCGGTAAGACCGTAACTGTCTCATTCTATGCAAGTTGCGCATCCGGCACGCCGCGAGTAGGCGTGCAGATTTATCAGAGTTTCGGTAGCGGAGGCTCACCATCACCCCCGGTGTCTGTGCCGGGAACGTCGGTCACGGTGTCAACGACGTGGCAACGATACTCGGTGACCGTTGCCGTGCCATCGGTTTCCGGCAAGACGTTTGGCACCAACAGTGGCACCGCATTTACTGGCCTACGTTTCTGGTTTTCCGCTGGGTCCAATTCTGCACCTGATAGCGGCAGTGTCGGTGTGCAAAGCGGCACGGTTGCGCTATGGGGCATACAATTAGAAATCGGCTCCGTCGCAACGCCGCTCGAGAAATTAGACCCGCGCAATGATTTGGCGAATTGCCAGAGATTTTATACTCCTGGCGCAATACTCGCGTCGTTCTATTCACTCGCTGGTGCAGCAGTAACCTCTTTTGTATCCTTCCCTGTCTCAATGCGAGCAACACCAACGATGACGCAAGGAGCGGGGAATACTATCTCCAACATCAACAGCTTTGGCCTTAGTGCATCAACGTTTGGTGTATGGATCAATGGAACTGGGGCTGCCACTAGCACAGTAACCGCATATGTTAATTTCATCGCATCAGCCGACCTCTAAAGGAACACGCCATGCAACTCATCTTCATCAATCCGGAGCAAACCACCATCAAGGCCACGCTGGTCGACGGCGAGACGCTGGGCAACCACACCGGCCCGGTGGAATGCTTTATACCCACTGACCCAAGCAACAAAGAATACGGCGAGATATTGGAGAAGCAGCTCGTCGTGGCGGATTACATGCCGCCCACTGCCGCGTAGGAGTATGTGCTATCTTTGACTTCCCAAATTCGCCAACCCTCAACCAGGTCATAACGGGGCCTGGTGGCATCCAGTATCGCTGGGATGGGGCGAAGTGGGTTAGCGGCACCACGCCATCGTCGTATCTACCGTTAACCGGTGGCACGGTTTCGGGCAACCTCACCGTCACCGGCACCGCGACACTGCCGAATGCAGTCGCAGAGCCTGCGTTGAACAACGTGGGACGGTCGTATATACACAATGGACTTTTCAATGTACAACAGCGTGGGGTAGGGTCATTTACAACTGGATATACCGCAGATCGTTGGGTCATCGCGTTGTCCGGCGACACGGTCAGCGTGACGGTCGTAGCACTCCCCGATAGCGATCGAACCCAGATCGGCGATGAGGCTGCACTGACTGTCTTGCAAGACGTGTTCACTGGAATTGCAACCGCCAACTCTTACAACGCGATCTTGCAGAAGATCGAAAATGTCCGTCGCATATCCGGCAAGACAGTCATCATATCATTCTGGGCTAAGGCGATTAGCGGCACGCCACGAATAGGCGTTAATGCAGCGCAGAACTTTGGCACTGGCGGTTCGCCGTCCGCAACCGTCTCGACACCCATCGGCGCGACGGCAGCGCTGACCACGACATGGACGCGTTACTCTGTATCCGGTGCTGTGCCGAGTGCGACGGGCAAGACGTTTGGCACGTCCGGCGGCGATTATACCCAGGTCGGATTTTGGTTCTCCGATGTCAGCAATATCAGTGGCAACGGCATTGGCCAGCAATCCGGCACCATCCAACTCTGGGGCGTCCAATTGGAGATCGCGCAACCGGGCCAGACGCTGCCGACGCCGCTGGACTACGGCGGCTCGCCGCAGCAACAGCTGGCCCAGTGCCAGCGGTTTTACCTGACCGGCTATGTCGATGCCAATCAGGTGCCAGGCGCCGCTTCTATCTTTTCTCAGATGGCGTTCTTTCCCGTTACTATGCGTGCGACGCCCACTATTGCAACGTCCGGCTTTACATCAGGAAACACCACAGGCTCGCTGGTTGCTTATAGTACTAACGTGCAAGCCGTAAAGTTCGGCATAAGTTCAGCAGCGGCTGGTCCGGCAAACTTTCAGGCTAATTACACCGCCTCGGCAGATCTCTAAAGGACACACACATGGACCTCATCTTCACCAACCCGGAGCAGACCACCATCAAGGCGACGCTGGTAGAGGGTGAGGTGCTCGGCAACATGCAGGGGCCGCTGGAGTGCTTCATACCGTGCGATCCAGCGAACAAGGAATACAGCGAGATACTCGAGCAGAGCCTGGCGGTGGCTGACTACGTGCCGCCCACAGCAGCATAGGAGCACGCCATGGCCACGAATGCTGGTGAGATGCAAACCGGGTCACCTGCCAACCCTCAGTGGGTCGCGTGCAACGGCGCGCCATACTATGTGCTTGATCCCAAGCAGACGCAGCGCACGCGCGGCGCGCTCTCGGAGGGGAACAGACAGGACTTCATAAGACGAGTGGGTTGGCAGGGGCGCAGGCGTGGCCTTGGCCCTCTGGGGTGGATCATCCTGACGCCATACGATGCGGGTGGCACATACAAGGTGTCGCTGGCGGATGATAGCGGCGAAGCCGCCCTGGTGCCGCCTGTCACCACCACCACGACAGCCGCAGCGACAGCAGGGGCAACCGTCATTGCTGTCACCTCAGCGACGGGCTTCGTCGTTGGCCTGCCGATCGCCGCCACCGGCATCCCAGCAGGCGCGAGCATTGCGGCGATTGCGGGCCTCAACATCACCATTAGCGCGGCAGTGCTTGCGGGCGGTGTTGCGTCGGGCGCTACCGTCACCGTCACACCACCGGGACCGCCAACCGTCGCCAAGCCTCCGGCTAATGTAAAGTAGTCACACCCCAGGAATGTTCAGCGGGGCATAAAGTAATGGCAGACTCATACACCCCGATACTCGGCCTTACGCTGCCGGAAGTCGGCGCCAGCCGCGACACATGGGGCCAGAAAGTTAATCACGATCTTTCCGTCCTCGACAGCTACGTTGGCTATGGCACGCCCGTGGGCATGGTCATTGACTTCGCAGGCACCAATGCTCCCACCGGCTGGCTCGTTTGCGATGGACGCACTGTCAGCCGCGTCACATACGCCAGACTCTATGCAGTCATCGGTACACTGTTCGGAGCGGGCGATGGATCGACAACTTTTGGGCTGCCGAATTTATGCGGGCGCTCGACAGTGGGGCCGGGCGCACTGACCGACAGCGGCGGCGGCACACACTCTTGGACGGTGGCAGTCGCGTTCGGCTACTACCAGACTACGCTCACCCAAAACATGCTGCCCAACTACGCGTTGTCGGTTTCCACCATCGGAGCACACAGTCATGGCGGCGCGGCCGTGGGCGGCAACCACAATCACGGCACCGACGTGCAAGGCGCGCACGCACACGGCGGCAACACCTCAGGCGTGGGTGATCATACCCACTCAGGTTATACCGACGCACAGGGGACGCATAACCACTCCGTCGCTTCATGGAATTTCGCGAGTGGCCAGGCGGGTGGCTATCAGGTGCCGTATCCGCCGAGTGGGGTGGGGTATAACGGCGAATACACGTCGTCCGATGGCGCCCACCAGCACAACATCGCCACCTATGGCGCGGGCGCGCACTCGCACACCATCGGGACCGACACCCAAGGCGCGCACGGGCATAACATTACGTATTCCGGCAATCTGTCGCTGGCGATCAGTCCCGATGGCTCGCATACCCATAGCGTGACCCTTGGCGGCGGCGGGCAGGCGTTTGTTATTCAGAGCCCGGCGCTCTGCATGACCAAAATCATCTTCTGCGGGTCGGACGCAATCCCGCCTGTGCCACTGGGCAGCGCGCTTACCATCGATGGCACGTTCGTGGATATCGACATCCTGCAGCAGCAAGTGGCCGAGTTGACCGACCTCGTCAATCGGCTGCTACCAGGGCGCCCGCTGCTCAGCTCGCCACTGCGGGGGCCGCACTAAATGCCGAGACTGCCGCAAGCACCGCCGCCTGGCGTGTTTCGTGGCGCAACGCCACTGGCCTCCGCCGGGCGCTGGTTCGACGCCAATCTCGTGCGCTTTCGGCAGGGGCAGATCCAGCCGATGGGCGGCTGGGTATCGTTGCCTGGCACCTCACAGACCAGCCCAGTGCGCGATATCATCACATGGCACGACAACTCGCATGTTCGCTGGGCAGCGATCGGCTGCGATACCGGCTTGTTCGCGTATCGCTTCGACACTCACGCCATCTATACCATTACGCCAGCGGGTGTGGGTCCACTGGATCCGCCTGGCGCGATGACCGGCTGGGGTACCGGCACCTATGGCGCGGCCGCCTACGGCACGGAACGCGATGCTGCCGATATCGGCCCCCAGGACATCGCCGCGACGCAGGGCGACCGCTGGTCAATGGATACATTCGGCGAAACGCTGCTGATCGTGCCGACACAGGATGGGCACTTGTACGAATGGCATCCGGCCACGCCCGCAACGCTGCCCACTATCGTTGCCAATGCGCCCACGATGAACAAGGGCGTCATCGTCACCGATCAACGCCATGTCGTGCTCTATGGCGCCGGGAACAATCCGCGCAACATCGCCTGGTCAGATCAGGAGAACTACACTGTCTGGACGCCCGACGTCACCAATCTCGCGGGCAGCAAGCTGTTGGTCACGCAGTCCTATGCAATGACCGCAATCAAGGTGAACGGCGGAATCTTGATATTCACCGCGAACGATCTTCATCAAATGACGTATGTCGGACCGCCTTATGCATACGGCATCGTGCAGGTTGCGGCGGGCTGCGGGCCGATGTCCATGCGCTCGGTCGTTGCTATCGGCTCGTTCGTCGCGTGGCCGGGAATACAGAACTTCTGGACGTGGTCCGGCAACGCACAGCCGTTGCAGTGTGACGTGCAGGACTGGATGTTCAGCCTCGTCAATCGTTCGATGGTGGGGCGTGTGTTCGGCTCGCCCAACCCCACATTCTCGGAACTCTTCTGGGATTGGCCGGACGAAGGGGCGGGCGAGTGCGATCGCTACGTGGCACTCAATTATGGTGACCCCGCGCATCCATGGACGATCGGGCAACGCCATCGCACCGCAGCGGACGCTACCGGCACCATGGATTTTCCCATTCTTGCTGGGTTGAAGGCAGACGGTACGAACGCGCTTTTTCTGCACGAATACGGTTGGACCGACGACGGCGCGATGCGCGCGCCACTGGGTATGATCTACGCTGAGTCCGGCAATATCGTGCTCGGCGAGGGTGACCGACGCTATCACTGTCGGCAACTCGTGTTCGATGCCGCGCCAGAGCAGCAGATGGTGGGCTACCGCTTCCTCGTCCGTGAAGAGCCGTTTGACGCTGTCGGTGAGACAGATACCGGCCTCTATACTGTGTTGCACGATGGATTGATGGACATGCGCTGGTCAGCGCGCTCGGCGCGGATGCGCATGGAAGCCATCAACGACGGACCCTGGGCGATCGGCAGGCCGCGCATCGAGGTCCGGCCTGGTGGGAGACGCTGATGGCGCGCCCTGGCCACTCACCCCCGACGCCGTTCGTGGCACCAGCCACTGGCTCGATTGAGCTGCGTCTGTCGCAGATAGCGCAGGAGATCAACCGCAAGGCCAACATCACGTCGGTGCCCACCTATTCGTCCATCCATCTGATCGCGCCGAATGGCGAGGTGTGGATGCTCAGCGTCAGCAACACCGGCACCCTGGTGGTTGAACAGATGCCACGCTCATGACCGATGAGGAGAAACGCGCACGGTTTCAACGAGCGCTCGACTACGCCGGGAATACTCACAGCATTGCCGACGTCGTGGCAATGATCAAGGACGGCAGAGCACAGTACTGGAGCAATGGCGATGGGAACATCGTCACGGAGGTGCGCGTCTATCCCAACCTCAAGGCAGTGCATTTCTGGCTTATATCCGGCTCGCTGAAGCCGTGTCTGGCGTTGGAGCATGAGATCATGCCCTGGGCTGTCGAGCAGGGCTGTACGGTCGCCACAGCGGCGGGGCGGCCCGGTTGGGGGCGAGTGGCAGCACCTACTGGATGGCGGCTGCACATGCCCAATTTCGTAAAATCGTTAGTGCGGAGCCACTGAGATGGGCGGCAAGAGCGGCAGCGGTGGCGGGGGGGGCACGCAGCAACAAAGCAATGTCAGCGGCAGTACGTCATCACAAACCAATCTGCCATCCTGGCTAGACCAGGCGTCGCAGCTCGCGGTTGGTGGTGCGCTGGGGCTTGCGGCAGATCCCAAGCTTTTTCAGCCATACAGCGGACAACAGGTTGCTGACATCAGTTCCGGCACCCAGCAGGCGTGGCAGAACATACAGGATCCTACCGCGACCGCTGCCACGACCGGAGCCGCTGCGAACCAGCTCTACGGCACGATGGCGCCGTTGCAGGCGCAGCAGCAGGCGGCACTGCAAGGCGGCTACAACACCGCACAAGGATTGCTCGGCGGCTATATGGGCGGCCCGACGACGGCGGCCCAAGTGGGTGCCAACGCCCAGGCGCTGATGACGCCGTACCAGCAGCAGGTCATAGATCCGACGCTCGCACTGGGCAGGCAGGCGTTGGCGCAGAACCTCCAACAGATCGGCGCGGCGGCTAACCAGGCGAACGCGTTTGGCGGGTCGCGGCAAGGGGTGATGGAAGGTGTTGCGCAAGCGCAGGCGGCACTTGGCGCGCAGAACACTCTGGGGCAGCTGCTCAATCAGGGTTGGGGTCAGGCATTGACGCCAGCCAGCCAGATCGGACTGCAGGCTGGGGCGCAAGGCTATGGTGGTGCGGGGCTGCTGGCGAATGCAGCGATGAATAACGCCACGCAGATGGGGCAATGGCAGCAGGCTCAGGGGCTTGGTGCGCTACAGACAGCGTCGCCCTATCAACAGCAGTATTTGCAGAACCTGTCGGGCATGGGTCAGCAACAGCAACAGCAGCAGCAAGCGCAATTGAATGCCGCAATGGGCACGTATTACGGGCAGCAGCAGGCGCCGATTCAAAATCTGGATCTGTTGCTTTCCGCTATTGGCGCGGTGCCGTACGGAACTTCGTCCACCGGCAGCACCAACCAATCCACCTACGGTCAAGGCATCCAGAATCTAGGATCCGGTGGCGACGTGGCGGGGAACATCATCGGAGGGATGACGACGGCCGCTGGCTTGTTGGGTAATGCCGGAAAGGCCTGGGATACAGTCTCTGGGTGGTTTGCCTGATGTCGATCGGTGGTCACCAGCTCCAGCTGCTTGCGCAGCAGCAGCCCCCGGCGGGCACGCAGGAGGGGGCGTCGCCGAGACCCGATTTCTCGGGGATGTCACAGGCAGACGCCGCGCCTAATCAAGTGATGACGACGGGCATCACTGCCGACAACAGCAAGAGCGACAACAAGAAGACGTTTCGGGACTACCAAGAGTTTACCAATGCGGGGGCGACCGGCTCAGGGTTTGGCAGCGATGCACCGCTTGCCCCAGGTGTGACGTATGGCGAAGGCGGCTATTTGCGTGGCGGGCAGTCGATCGCGCCATGGGAGGCAATCGACAGCAGCACGCCACAGGGGCAGGCGTACTGGTTGGGCCTGCAGCAAGGCGCCAATCCCGGCAAAGACGCGGTGCCGTTGGATCCCGGCCAATACTCGCAGATGTACCATGATGCATCATCGTTTTCTTCGCATGCGGGGGGTGGTGTACAGATCCCGGTGGGCGTCATCGGGTCGCAGTTTAACCCCTACCAGGGCAATCCTAATTACGTTATCGGCCCCGACGGCTACGCGCGGTTTACTGACACAGGCCGCAGCAATCTCGACGCATATACACAGGACCAATTGCAGAGCGTCTATCGCAACGCAGCGAAAAACCAAGCGGGGCTGTCCGGCTTTCTAGGCACGCCGATGGGCGGCCTCACCATGCTGGCGATGCCAGCGATGATTGGCGGCGGGGTGGGCTTGCTCGGTGGCGCTGCTGGTGCGGCTGGGGCTGGTGCTGCGCCGTGGCTTGGCACGGTGGGCGATCTAACGTCTGGCTCGCTCGCATCCGCCAGTGGCATTGCGCCCGCTGCTGCGGCTGCCCCTGCCGCTGCCTCGTCCGGTAGTGGATTGCTGGGCAGTGTGGGCAGCTTCTTGGCTCATCCGTTTGCGGCGATGGGGTTGCCCACCTGGGTTGATCCTGTTTTTAAGGGCGTGCAGCTGGCCAACTCGCTTGGCAGCATGTTTGCGCCGCCACCGCAAGGGGGGCAGGGTTAGATGGCAGCCGACGACGAATGGGACATCCCCACCACGAGCAGCGGGGGCGGCGGTAGCTACTATACCGGACTCGGTAGCGGGCCTGGGCAGTTTGATCCGACGACTGCGCCTGGCTGGGGTCTGGGCATTGATCCGGCCTTTGCGGGTCCGCAACCTACCGATACCGGGCGATGGGACACTGGGGGCTCTACCAGCTTCGGCAGCAAGCTGCAGCAACTCGGCTCTGCGATGGGGCAACTGACCGGCGGCCTGGGTGGCGCGGCAAAGACACCCGGAAGTGGTAGCGATGGCGCGGCGCGGTATCCGACTCTGCCGAATGCACCGACCCCGCCAGGCTCGTCCGGGATCGGCAGGCCTAGCGCACCGATCTCGCTTGATACGCTGCTGCAGATGCTGATGCAGCGGCGCAACGCGTACTTGCAGGCGGCTAATCTCAATGCTCAGCCGGTCGCGCAGCCACTGCCCAAAGGCGTGTTAGGAATCTGATCATGGCAGACGATGATTCCACGCAGCAGCTAGACCCGACGGCGCTGTATCAGCAGATCGTCAGCGGCCTGCAGACCCCGACGACGCAGGACGAGGGGCCGCCGACCAAGCGCTCGTTCACCTCGTTGCTCGGCGAGATGCTGTCGGGCGGATCCGGGCCAGGCCTCACCAGCTCGCAGGCAGAGACTGAGGGCAACCGCAGCTTGCTTAACTTCGGCCTCAACATGTTGGCTGCCAGCGGGCCGTCGCAGGTGCGGCGCGGGTTCGGGCAGATCTTTGCGTCTGGCCTGGCGGGTGCCGAACAGAGCGCGCAGGGATATGAGGCACAGATCGCTGACTGGCAGCAGAAGCAGCAGCAGATGCAAATTGAGCGGCTCAAGGCGCTGGAGCCGCTGATGAACACGGCTATCGCGCTGCGCAAAATGAATATCATGACGGACCCGCGCTACAGTCTGTTTGGTCAGGGCACGGGTACCACAGGCACGACCGGCGCTGCGCCGTCTAGCGGCAATCTCGCGGTCCTCGCGCGCGATGCCAAGACATACGAAACAGCGGGCCAGCAAGCGAATAACCCTGGCAACATCATGGCGGTTAATGGCTCGACCGTGTTCCCTGGCGCAGTTGGTCAGGTGCCGGTGGCTGGTGGCCGTTCGGTGGTGGCATTCCCCGACATCCCCACAGGCGTGGCTGCGATGTCCGACAATCTCACTAGCTACGCCAACCAAGGCATTACTACCGTGGCCGATGCGGTGC